ATGAAGCGTCGCTTCCGCTACCGCCATCGCCTGGCGGCGGCGAACCCTCGCGCCGCCCTGGTCTCCGAGATCCTGATCGTGAAGATCGAGGGGGAATGGTGGATGCACATCTATGCGCGCGGCGTGCGCGCCGGCTGTCTCCGGGTCCCGCCGATCCTCGGCGCCGAGTTCTTGAACGCTCTGATGCCCGCCGGCGTGCGGACGGAGGTGGAGATTGAATAGCCAGACCCTTTCCGCTCGACTGATCCGGCAGTATTCGGGTGCGCCGGCGGGCTGGCAGGTGGAGCTCTGCGAGAACCAGGCAGGGGTGCGATTTCACCGCGCGGTCCGCGAGCATCCAAACGTGATGCTGCAGGTCAGCCCGGACGGCTCACTTCACGGTCTGCTCTGTGGCCCGACTCCAGCCGAGGTCCAGGCAGTCCTCTCCTTCCTCGACGCGTGTCGGCGGGGCAATTGAGCCGCCGCCAATGGAACGGCCTGACCCTACTGGCGCTCGTGCTTGGCCTGGTGCTCTGGCTCGGCGCGATCGCCGTGCTCGTGCTCCTGGGGCCGGGACAGTGACGAGCCGTGCCGAGGGATCGGACTCGGCGCTGCGGCATGTCCTCGCGCTCATCGACGCCCATTCCTACGACATGGGCACCGGCCTGGGCGGGTGGAGCATCCGCCCGACGGAGCTGCGGGAGCACGTGGCCTCCCGCCTCTCACCCCGCGCCGGTGGACAGGCCGCTCCGCTGGCGGTTGGACCACTGGAGCGCGTCCGGCCCCTCGCCGGCCTCCCCGACCGCTGGTGGGGCTCCTGTCCCTGGTGCGCCCGGGTGGTGGTGCTGAACCCGGAGCAGTTCGCCGGCCGCGCGGAGTGCACCTGCCGGTGCGGGTACGCCGAGGCCCATGACTACAGCACCCTGCCGGCGTGGAGGTAGAGCATGACCGCCCCCGCGATCCACCTGTTCACGATTGACCCCGGCCTCGATGAGGTCGCGATCGCCCACTGGACCGTCCCGGCCCGCCAAGGGCTCACCGGCCAGGCCCTGGTCCGGGATCACCTGAGCTCCATGACGGTGATCACCACGAAGCCCGCCGACCGGACCTCGCGCCGGCTCGGGATCATCGCGGCAGGGGTGCGCGACTGGGTGTCCGGGCGACTCGAAAGCGTCGGCCCCTCCGTGTCGAGGGCGGACGTCTACGCCGTGCTCGAGATGCCGGCCCGCGGTGGCCTCTACTGGCGGAAGGAGGCCGCGAAGGTCCCACTCGAGGCGCTGCTGCGCAGCATGCAGGCGCACATGGCGGCCAGTGGGGTTATCGCGTCGGTGTTCGATTCCCTGGGGATCGAGGTGTGGTACTGGCCGGCCACCGGCGCGAAAACCCAACGCCAGGATCTCGCCCTCAAGGTCCTCAAGGACGTCAAGAACAACGGCTGGGCGAACCGTCGCTATCCCCCGGACCTCCTGGACGCCGTCGCCCAGGGCCTCCAGGTGATGCCCTACTTCGTCGATCTGGCCCACGGTCGCCCGCTCCCTGGTCACGGCAGCATCCTCGGCCGAGCGGCGAAGGCCGTCGACGGCCACGGCGGGAGCCGCGGCGGCCGTGGGGCGGCGTGATGGTGGGACTCAGCCTGACCCAGCCTTGGGCCTCATTGGTGGCGTGCGGTGCGAAGCGCTGGGAGACCCGAAGCTGGCCGACCAGGTACAGGGGGCCTGTCGCGATCCACGCGGCAAAGAGCTTCCCACCCTGGGCACGGGAGTTTGCGGAGAGCGCCGATGTCCTGGCGGTCCTACCGAGCAGGAAGGAACCACTGGGCGCGATTGTGGCCGTGGCCTATCTGGCTGACTGCCAGCGCACTGAGGAGCTGGTCGAGGATGGTTCGATCCCGGTCGGTAGCCTCGAGTGGAAGTGCGGCGACTATTCGCCCGGCAGATTCGCTTTCTGGCTGCGCGACATCCGGCCGCTGCCGCTCCCGATTGGGTACCGGGGAGCACTTGGCCTCTGGTCTGTTCCCCCAGAGGTCCAGCATCAGCTCGAAAGTGAGGTTGCAGGCTTGCTACCCCACCCAAACCACCCGAACCGAACGAGGGCCCGATGAAGCTTTTCGGCCAGTTGGTGCGCACGGTCGTCAACACCGCGGCCCTGCCGGTGGCGGTGGTGCATGACATGATAACCCTCGGTGGCACGATCGACGAGCACGGGGAGCCCCACACCCTCACCGCAGTCAAGCGCCTGAAGCGGGAAGCCGCCCCGGACGCGGGTAAGGAGGGGTGATGGAGAAGACCTACCGCTGCCGCGGCGACCGTGATGCAGTAATCAGTGCCGTCCGCGTGGAAGCCGGTCTCTCGCACGACTGTGTGACCGTCTGGAACAGGCGGGGCCTCGCCGGCTCGATGATGGTGAACCGGGGTGACGGTGATGTCATCGCTCGGCGGTTGCTGCCGGACGATCAGCTCATGAAAACCGCCAACGTTGGGAGGGAGGGGTGATGGCTGTTCGAGTGTTCAAGACCTTCGTTCCACGGAGCACCGACGGCTGGACCCCGGATGCAGTCGGCTTATTCCGCGCCGCCAGCGCATCGAAGGCCCGGTATCTGTGCTACCTGTCCGCCCGTGATGCCGGGTGGCCAGTCCTGTTGACCGACATTCTGGTGCGCCGGGCCGCTGAGTACGACTCCGCCAGCTTCTCCCAAGGCTCGATGCCCAGCTATGCACGATTTCCCACCCCGGAGGCCCCCCATGCCGCTCCCTAAGCCCGCGAGCGCCCCCCTCGGCCCCGAGTTCCGCCTTGGCCTGATTGCCGCGACGATCCTGCTCGGCCGCCGGCTGCATGAAATGAAGGCCGACCACAACGTCGACCAGATGGCGTGGGCGCATCGCCTGGTGCACCCCATCCTGGAGGAGCTCATCGACCCGCCCGTCGAGGACTGGGAGGCGACGGAGGACGACCTGGTGGCGCGAGGGCTGATCCCCGAGGCCGGCCCTGATCCGTTCCTCGGTCATGTCAGCGCGCGCGGGGAAATCACCGTCACACGAAACCCGGAGTTTGCGGAGCCGGAGCAGAAGGGAGGGGAACGTGGAAACGGTTGAACAGGCCGCGCCGGTGCCGACAGCCCGGTTTACGGTGGATGAGGCGCAGGCGGCGGCCGACGAATGGGGCGCGAATTGTGGCCCCGGCGCCCTGGCCGGCGTCCTGGGGCTGACGCTCTCGGAGGTGCGGTCCCGCCTGGTCGGCTTCGAGGAGAAGGGGCACACCAACCCCACGATGATATACTCGGCGCTGGAACTGCTCGGCGTGAAGTACCGCCGGGTGCGCAAGCCCACTGAGTGGCCGCGCTTCGGCCTGGTCAGGATTCAATGGGGCGGCCCGTGGATGGCCCCGAAGGTCCCCGGCTTCGTTCGGTACATGCACACCCACTGGGTCGGCGCGGCGACGGCCGACTCGGGCGCCGTCCAAGTGTTCGACATCAACTGCATTTGCTCGGGTGGCTGGGTCCCCCTCGATGAGTGGAGCTGGGAGGTCGTGCCTAGGCTCCTGAAGGAAATCGAGTCCAAGGGCGACGGCACGTGGAGCATCGCCGGCGTCGTGGAAGTCACACCCGCCACCGGCGGGAAGGGGGAGGGGACATGAGTCGCACGCTATTCACCGACACCACGCTTTTGTACGCCGCTGCTGCCCGATGCAATTGCGGTGCCGGGCTGGCCTATCCTCTCGACTCAACCCTCGCTGTCTCGATGGGGGCGTGGGCCTGCTCTCGTGTGTCGCGCGGGAGGGTCTGCGGCTTGAGATGGCGTGCAAGCCACTTCTCGCAGGCCGTCCGTCCTTTGACGCGTGGATGGAAGTCCTCCACGAGGCTGGCGAACACCGCCGCACGCACTACGCCGCCCTGTGCCGGGCGGTGATCGAGATGGGCGAGGAGCGGGGGGTGGTGGAACTGCCGGAGGGCTGGGCGGTGGAATGGGTGCTGGCGAGCCCCACCTCGCTCCGCCCGCTCCCACCGTACCTCAAAGCCACTTGCCTGCGCAGCGAGACAACCCGACGCTCGGCAGGGGAGGATGTGGACAGCGTGCATTATGTCCCCGACCTCGACGCGCTGACGGTGGACATCTACCATGACGACCTCGCGGATGAGGGGATGGAGCGGGGGAAGCAGTTGCCCGCCGTCATTGACTATGTCCGCGCCTTCGCCGCACGGGCCGCCGCCAGCGAGGCCAAGGCGCTGGGGAAGAAGGCCCGGCCCGAACAGGGTGGCGGTGCTTGATGCCGAGTAAAACCCCCAAGCCCTGCAACCGCTTCGGCTGCCCACGCTTGACGAGGGGGCGATACTGCGAGGAGCACCAGAAGCAGGAGCGCCAGGTGAGCGACCAGGCACGCCGAGGGCAGCGGCACCAGCATGGGGGTGGCAACGACCCGGAGTGGCGAGCCAAGAGGGCGCGGTGTCTCGCCAGAGATCCCGTCTGCGTGGACTGTCGTGAGGCACCGAGCACGATCGCCGACCATGAGGTTCCGAGGCAGGACGGTGGCAGCGACGACGACCAGAACCTAAGAGGGCGGTGCAAACGGTGTCACGACCGGAAGACGGCGCGCGAGCGGATGCGGCGACGCGGGAGGGCTGTCGGATGAGCGCGGCCAGGGAGGGGGGTGGTCGGAAACTTGTGTCCTCAGGGCGGGAAATCCGTCTGCCCAGGTCTTTTTTTTCGTCCCCGTTTCCCATGTTTGGGCGGCGGCGAGTTTTGGGGGCCGAGGTGGGCCGCTGATGCCGCGCCCCCGCAAGCCGACCACGGTCCTCAAGCTCGTCGGCGCCGGCAAGAAGAACCCGGCCCGCCTCCGCGAGCGCGCCGACGAGCCCATCGACAACAACCCGCTCGGCGCTCCGCCGAAACGCCTCATGCCGACCGAGCGCAAGATCTGGTCTGAGCTCCAGGCGGAGCTCGTCGAGGGCGTGGCCCTGGCGAGCGATCGCCAGGCGTTCGAGGTGCTCGTGCGGCTGCTCGGCATGATGCGCACCAACGGGATCGCGGCCATGGAAGGGGCTCAGCTGAGCCAGATGAACAAGCTCTTCACCCTGTTCGGCATGACGCCGGCCGACCGATCCCGCGTGAAGGCCCCCCCGAAGAACACGAAGAAGAACCCGTTTGCCCAGCGCGCCGGCTAAACCGAAGCGGCGGAAGGCCGCGAAGCGGGCGCGCCAGCGCAGCCCCGCGAAGTATCCGCACGTCGCGAAGGGCCTGGCCTACGCCCGCGACATCGTCAAGGGTCGGATCCCCGCCTGCCGGTGGGTACGGTTGGCCTGCCAGCGTCACCTCGACGACCTGAGGGCATCGAAGGCGACGTGGCGGAAGCGGTCCCCCTGGGTGTTCGACCAGGTGAAGGCGGAGTGGGCGTGCGAGTTCGCCGAGCTGCTCCCGCACGTGAAAGGACACTGGGCGATCGCCCAGCCGGGCGATCCCAAGTCGAACCGGATCCGGTTGGAGCCCTGGCAGTGCTTCGTGCGGATGGTGCAGTGGGGGTGGGTCGCACGGGCGACGGGGCTTCGGCGGTTCGGGCGGAGCTACCTCGAGGTGCCCCGGAAGAACGGCAAGAGCGTGATCGCCGCGGTGGACGGGCTCAAGATGCTGGCGGACGACGGGGAACACGGCGCCGAAGTCTACAGTGGCGCCACGTCGGAGAAGCAGGCGTGGGAGGTGTTCCGGCCGGCTCGGCTGATGGCGCTGAACTCCCCGGAGTACCAGGAGCACTACGGCGTCCAGGTGAACGCCCAGAGCCTCACCATCCTGGCGAACGGCAGCCGGTTCGAGCCCGTGATTGGGAAGCCGGGGGACGGGGCCTCCCCCTCCCATGCGATCGTCGACGAGTACCATGAGCACCCGGACTCCACCCTCTACGACACGATGGTCACGGGGATGGGCGCCCGCCGGCAGCCGCTCCTCGAGGTGATCACCACGGCGGGCGACAACCTGGCCGGCCCCTGCTACGCGTTCCGCGAAGAGGTCTGCCGGATGCTCGATGGCACCCAGCCGAACGACCGCCTCTTCGGGATCATCTACACGATCGACGAGGCGGACGACTGGACCAGCGAGGAGGCGCTGATCAAGGCCAACCCCAACTTCGGGGTCTCGGTCGGCGGGGAGTGGCTGAAGGAGCAGCAGCGGGAAGCGACCCAGGACGCGCGGAAGCAGAACATCTTCAAGACGAAGCACCTGAACCTCTGGGTGGCGAGCCGCAGTCCGTGGATGAACATGGAGTGGTGGCACCGGCAGAAGGACTCCAACCTCCGCCCGGAGGACTTCTACGGGGAGCCGTGCTTCGGGGCGGGCGACTTGGCCAGCAAGATCGACCTGGCCGCCACCACCCGGATCTTCCGGCGGATGATCGAGGGGAAGCCGCACTTCTTCGTTTTCACGCGGCACTACCTGCCCTCCGAGACGGTTAAGGATCCCGCCAACCGACACTATCAGGCGTGGGAGCACGAGGGCCTCCTGACGGTCACGGACGGGGAGCGCATCGACCAGGACCGGATCCGGGACGACCTGGTCGCGGATGGGAAGGCGCACGGGTATGAGGTGCTGGCCTTCGACGAGTGGGGGGCCCAGGGGCTGGCGACGGACCTCGAGGCCGAGGGCCTGCAGGTCATCTTCGTGCCCATGAACGTGAAGCACCTCAGCAACCCGATGAAGGAAGTCGAGGCGCTGGTGAAGGCGGGACAGTTCCACCATGACGGCAACCCGATCCTCGACTGGGAGATCTCCAACGTGACCTGCAAGGAAGACCCGAACGGCAACATCTTCCCCCGCAAAGAGTCGAAGGAGCGGAAGATCGACGCCGTGATCGCCCTGCTGATGGCAATGAGCCGCGCGATCCTGCCGGCCGAGGACTCCGGTTCCGTGGTGGAGTTCGGATGAGCCGCCTCACTTGGGCGCGAGAGCGACTCCGCGGGGCCGTGAACGCCCTCGGCTCGATTAGTGCAGCGAACCTGCTGAGAGACCTTCACATCTACGGCGGACTGTTCTTGATCGGCCTCGCCGGATGGTTCGGACACGTGTGGCCAGCGCCTCGGATGTGGACGGCTATTGCGCTGGGTGCGATATTGACAGTGTTCGGGCTCTTCGCTCCTACCAGGAGAACCAGGTAATGGGCATCTTCGACACGCTGCAGCGCGCCTCCCCGCGGGCCGACGTCACGTGGCGCGAGCTCGACGAGCGCTGGTACTCCGACGATCCGGGCGCCGGCTCCACCTTCAGCGGCTTCGCGGTGACCCCCGATTCTGCGAAGCGCACCTCGGCGGTCTTCGCCTGCACCTCCAAGCTCTCGGAGATCGTCGCCTCGCTGCCCAGGGCGGTCTACCGCCGTCTCGATGACGGGTCGAAGAAGAAGGCGCGCGAGCACCCCCTTTACCGCACGATCCGCCACCAGCCCAACCCCTGGCAGACCCCGATGGACTTCTTCGGCGGCGAGCAAATGCGGCTCGGTCTCCGCGGTGGCTCCTTCGCGCGCATCGTCTACAGCGGAAGGCGGGTGGAGCTGTGGCCCCATCCGCCGAGCCTGGTCACCGTCGAACAGCTCGCCTCGGGACGCCTGCGCTACGAGTTCCACGACCCGAAGGGCGGGCGCGCCACTACGCTCTCCCAGGACGAGGTCCTGCACGTGCGGGATCTGCCGAGCGAGGACGGCCTGACGGGGCAGGCGCGGGCCGTCCTGGCGAGGGAGGCGATCGCCCTGGCCGCGGCGGGCGAGGCGTTCGCGGGTGGGGTGTTCAAGAACGACGCATCCGGCCGGCTGGTCCTGACCTACGATGGGAACACCCCCAACCAGGAAGAGCGCGACAAGCGCCGCGACAACTTCCAGGCCCAGTACGCCGGCTGGCGGCAGAACCGGAAGGCCCTGCACCTCTACGGGAACGCGAAAGTCTCAGAGGTCGGCCGCGACGTGGACGGCGGATTCATCGTGGACCCGCGGAAGTACCAGGTCGCCGACGTGGCCCGCTTCTGGGGGGTGCCGGGCTGGCTCATCGGCCTCGAGGAGAAGAGCACGAGCTGGGGCACGGGGATCGAGCAGCAGTTGATCGCCTTCGTCAACCTCACCGTCAAGGCGTGGACCGACCGGTGGGCCCAGGCGATGAGCCTGGCGCTCCTGGATGAGAGCGAACAGGACGAGTACTTCATCGAGTTCGACTTCCGCGACCTCCTCCGGGGTGACATCAAGAGCCGCTTCGATGCGTACCGGCTCGGCCGAGAGATCGGGATGTACAGCCCGAACGACTTGCTCCGGAAGGAGAATGAAGCCCCGCGGCCCGGTGGCGACGTCTACCAGGATGAGATCGCCGGAGCACCCGGGCGTCAGCCCGCCGAAGCAGCGCGCCCCGCGCCGCCGCCGTTCGAGGAGGAGGAGGAGGATGATCCCCGCGCCACCGGGATCCCTGCCCCGCTCCTGGCGGATGCGGCCCAGCGGCTTGCGGGCGCGGAGCACGGCGCGTTCACCGATCGGCTGCCGGCCTCGGCGAAGGGGCGGGCCGCCTACGACGCCTACCGCCTGCAGGTGTTCGACCGCCACCGCGCCTTCGCACTGAAGACCCTCACCCCGCTCGGCCAGGCGTTCGCGCTGGCGGAGTGGCAGGTGGCGGCCGCAGCCGATCGGGTCGTGGCCACGGGGCTCGTCGCCACGGCGGAGCCCCCCGCCGAGGGCTGGCTGGAGATCCGTCGGGGCGCGATCGAGCAGCTCCTGGCGGAAACGCTGCAACCCCCGCCGGCAACCGTCCGCGCGGCCTGAAACCACGTCTGACCAAGGAGTTCCGATGCCCAGCCCCCTGACCTACCTCCTGCAGAGCCTGAGCGGCCCGCTGCTGGTGGATCCGCGCGTGGGCGCTGCGATGGCCCAGATCCTCTCCCGCAAGCTCCTGCAGGGCGAGCAGTTCACCGGTGGGGAGCTGCACGCCGAGATGGGCGTGGGGGATGCGCGGGAGCAGGCGGCGGCGCGCGCGCCGGCCCAGCGGCAGGCCACCGAGGCGCGGATCGCGCTGATCCCGGTCTATGGGATCATCGCCCAGCGGGCGCATTCCTTCGGGTGCTCGACGGAAGCGATCGGCGCTGCCCTGGACGCCGCGATGGCGGACACCCGGGTGGACGCGGTGCTCTTCGATGTGGATTCCCCGGGCGGGACGGTGCCGGGGGTGCCGGAGCTGGCGGCAAAGATCCGCGCCGCGGCGGCGGTGAAGCCGAGCCTGGCGCTCTCGAACAGCCTGGCGGCCAGCGCGGGGTACTGGCTGGCGGCCGCGACGGGCGAGACCTGGGTAACGCCGAGCGGTGATGCCGGCTCGATCGGGGTCTACACGATCCACCAGGACATGCGGGGCTACCTCGAGAAGGAAGGCGTCAAGATCACCGCCGTGAAGGCGGGGACCTACAAGGTCGAGGGGGCGCCCTGGGAGGAGCTGACGCCGGAGGCCGAGGCGTTCTTGCAGGATCGGGTCAACGAGGTGTACGGCTGGTTCGTGAAGGATGTCGCCGCCTTCCGCCAGGACACCCCGGCGAAGGTGCGGGCCGGCTACGGCGAGGGGCGGGTGCTGGGGGCCAAGCAGTCCCTCGAGGCCAACCTGGTCGACCAGGTCGGGACGTTCGAGGAGGCGGTGGCACGCCTGAGCCAGCGGGTGCAGGGTGGACGTCGCGGCCCGCGGGCAGAGCTGCTCCGCGAGCGCATGGCTCTTGACGCCGCCTGAGGAACTTGCTACTGTAGTGCTTCAAGGTAGGGCGAGCGACTGATCTGAGCAGGGAACGCGGAAGCACCCGGCCTGAGCAGCCCGCAGCGGACAACTGAACCAAGACCGTCACTGCCACGCGGAAGCGAGCAGGACATGCGACTGGAGTCTGAGACTCCGGGATCGTGTGCTCTGCTCGCTTTTTGGCGTGCATCCCACCTGATCTCCCCCCTCCCGTCGTGTGTCCGGCTCGCTCCCCCCTATGGAGCGGACCATGAACCGACTCGCCAAGTACCAGGCCCAGCGCGCCGAGACGCTGACCAAGATCGACGCCCTCCTCGAGGCCGCGTCGGCGACCGATGACGGCCGGATCACGGCTGCGCAGCAGCCGGAGTATGACGCCCTGAAGGCCCGGGTCGCGTCCCTCGACGTGTCGATCAAGCAGGAGCAGGACCTGATCGAGGCCGAGCGCACCGCCCCCGCGGTCACGCGGGTGGAGGGGGAGGGCGTCCGGGCGCTCGGCCGTGTCGGTGCGCCGCGCTCCGAGGCGGACCCGCGGAAGGGTTTCGCCACTCACCGGGACTTCGCCGTCGCGGTGATGGAAAACGCGGGTCTTCGCCACCGGTCCCAGGTCACGGACGAGCGGCTCCAGGCACTCGTGACCTCCGACGACGGGGACAAGGCGGCCGCCGGTGAGCTGGCCTTCATGCTCCCGGCGGCCTTCACGCCGCGGGGTCTCTCTGCGGCCGCGGGCTCCGATGAGCAGGGCGGCTACAGCGACCCCTACGGCGGGTACGCGGTGCCCACCACGCGGGCGCCGGGACTCCTTCAGGTCGGCTTTGAGGGCGATCCCACGGCCGGCCGGACCATGGCCATCCCGATGGCCTCCCCCAACGTCGAGATCATGGCGCGCACCGACAAGGACCACACCACCAGCGTGGTGGGGGGCTTCACGGTGACCCGCCGGCCGGAGACGGTGGCTTTCGAGTCGAGCCGCATGGCGCTCGAGATGATCACCCTGAAGGCCGCCAGCCTGGTCGGGCTGGCCTTCGCCACCGAAGAGATCCTGACCGACTCGGCGATCTCCTTCGCGGCGATCATCGCCAACGGCTTCCGAACCCAGATGTCTGCCCACCTGCTCAACGAGAAGATCCGGGGCGGTGGCGGCAACGAGTTCTTGGGCGTCCTGAACAGCCCCGCCAAGGTGGCGGTGGCCAAGGAGACGGGCCAGGCGGCTGACACCATCGTGTCCGCCAACGTCATCAAGATGGCGTCGCGGTCCTGGGGCTTCGCTCAGGCGGTCTTCCTGGCCAACCACGACGCCCGGCCGCAGCTCGCGACCCTCAGCATCCCGATCGGCACGGCGGGGGTGCTCCTCTACCAGCCGAGCCGTGGCGAGGGCTTCCCGGACATGCTCTGGGGCCGCCCGGTGTTCTACACCGAGTACGCCAGCACCATCGGCGACGAGGGCGACATCATGCTGGTGAACTGGTCCCAGTACCTCGAGGGGACCTACCAGCCGCTGCAGAGCGCCGAATCGGTGCACGTCCGGTTCGTCAACCACGAGCGGGCCTTCAAGTTCTGGCTCCGCAACGCCGGCGCCCCGTGGTGGAGGTCTGCCCTCACCCCGGCCAAGTCGGCGGCCACGCTGTCCCCGATCGTCACCCTGGCCGCGCGCGCCTAACACCCGACCCCCTGAACGCGCCCCCTCCGGGGGGCGCTGAGGAGACCTGACCCATGCCCGCAACGTACGCAGCTCAGCACTTCTTCTCGCGGCTTGCGTGGAAGACCGTCGAGTTCGACGTGACCACGACCGACGCGACGGTGGCCGACCTCGGCACCCCGCAGGCGGGGACCGACAAGCTCCTCTCGCTCACCGCCAACGGGGGGCTGCTCCGCCTCGCGGTGAAGCTGCTCAAGACCGTCGGCACCGGCAACACCGACGGCTTCGAGATCATCGCCGCCACGAACGCCGCCGGTACCGGCTCGCCGACGGTGGTCGTGGCCCACGCCGCGCCGACCGGCCAGAACGCGGTCGGGGACTACATGGTCCTCGAGGTCGACATCAACCAGATCCGCGAGGTGCTGGCCACCGCGACCCACGTCGGCGTGCGGCTCGAGCCCGCCACCAACACCGATGAGTTCGTGATCAGCGCGATCGCGGAGTACGCTCACAAGTTCCCGGGCCTCACCGCCGACTTCATCTCGTAAGGGGGACCCGATGACCATCAATCCGGCAACCCAGGACGCCGCGCTCTATCAGGCGCTCCGGGTGGGGTTCGCGGTAGAACGGGCGGCGGCCACGCTGCCGGCCACCGCCGACACCCCGTACTTCACGGTGGTCGGGGGGCGGGTGCTCGCCTTCTTCCTGGGTGAGGTCACGACCGTCGTCCAGACCCAGGCGTGCAACGCGAAGCTGATCCACAACCCCGACGTGGGCACCGACCTCGACCTCTGCGCCGTGCTCAACATCACGGCCGATGAGGTCGGCACCCTCTACACCATCACCGGCACGCCTGCCGATGCGCTCCTGGGCGCCGGTCAGGCGGGCCGACTGGGCAGCGGGATCGTCCTCAAGCCCGGCACCGTCGACTTCTCGACCTCGGCGACCAACACCGGGGCCACGAAGTGGACCTGCTACTACATCCCCCTGGATCCCGGGGCCAGCGTGGTGGCGGCGTAACCCATGGCCGGCACCGTCACCTCCACCGCGGTCACGCACACCAGCATCCGCAAGCTGGTGTTCGCCTGGACGTCCGCGGCGGGAGGGGAGGCCGACGGGGTGAGCTCCGTGGCGCTGGACGGCCAACTGGTGGGGCTCACCACGATCCCCGCCGCCGGGGGGGCCGCGCCGACCGACAACTACGACGTGCGGCTCCTCGACGCCGACGGGCATGACGTCCTCCTCGGCGCCGGCCTCAACCGGGATACGGCGGACACCGAGCACGTGAGCGGAGCGAGCCTGGCCGCGGTGGCCGGATCGGCGCTCACCCTCGAGGTGCGAAACGCCGGCGACGCGAAGCAGGGCACCGTCATCGTCTACGTGCGCTGAGGGGGACCGATGCCCGAACTGTTCGAGATGGGCGAGCTGATGGACTTCCTGGGCGAGGACGCCACGGACACCGACCTCACCGCCCAGGTGGAAGACCTGGCCGACCGGGTGGAGGCGTTGCTCAACGCCGAGTGCGGCCGCTCCGACCGCCCCTTCCAGGCGGCGGAGCTGGCTCGGGAGGAGATCCACGACGGGACGGGCGGGCGCACGCTCTACCTGGACTATCCCGTCACGACACTCACCGCGGTGGCGCTGGGGACGGATCCCGACGAGCCGGAGGTGGAGCTCGAGGTGGCCGACCCGACGAAGGTGCAGTTCCGGGCGGGCCACCGTCGGATCCGGCGCTTGGACGGCGCCTTCGGCTGCCAAGGGGATCCGGGGTTCGTGCACGTGACCTACGACGCCGCGGCCGACATCCCCGCCTTTGCGGGGCTGGCGGTGATGCGGCGGGTGGCGTCGCTCTGGCGCAACCGGGGCAGCGAGGACGCCACCAGTGAGCGGTACGGTGGCGCCGCGGTGGAGCTGGTCAACGGCGCCCCGGATGAGGTCTGGAAGCGCGTGGTGGCCCCGTTCGCGTCGGGGGTGGGGTGAGCCTGCTGGGCCGCGCGAAGGTGCACGGCAGCGTGGTGGACATCCTCCGGCCGACCACCGCGAGGAACAACGACGGCAGCGGGAAGATCCTCAGCACGACGTACCTGGCCGAGGATGAGCCCTGCCTGATCGAGAGCCTGAGTGATGATCTGGTGCAGAAGCTCTACGGCGCGGAGCGGGTGGTGAAGGACCGATGCCTGTTGCCGAATACGACCGTGGCGCTGCAGGCGGGAGACGTGGTGGTGGTGACGGCGGGCAAGCGGGTGGGTCGGTACTACTGGACGGAGAAGGGGCTTCGGCTCAATGACCTCCGGACAAACGGCCACTGGGACATGCCGCTGGTGGAACTGAAGGAGGCGGTGCCGTTGCCGGCGTAGCCGGACCCCGAGGAGGAGACGGATGGGACGGACGTTCGACATCCTGGGTGACCTCCGGCAGGCGAACCGCGGGCTCCGCGATCACCTGGCCACCGTCGGCGGGGCGAAGAGCCCGGAGATGATCGGCGAGGCCATCGTGCTCCGGAACGCCTGGCGGAAGGTGCTGTCGGTGAAGGGTGGTGGCATTGCCTCCTCACCCGGTGAGGCCCCGCGCCGGCAGAAGGGTGTGCTGGCACGCAGCCCAGCCCAGGGCATCGTCGGCACGGGGCGGCGGGTCGGATTGACCCGCTTCACGGCCACGATCCTCGAGGAAGGGGCGGACACGCGGCGGCCCACCGCCAGCGGACGGCGGCGGAGCAAGGCCCGGAAGGGCTACCGCCTCCAGCCCCGCCCCTCGGCAGAGCGGGCTCTGGACCTCGCCCGGCCGCAGATGGGAACGACGTTCGCCGAACGCTCCGCCGCGCGGATGCCGGCCGCGTTCTGATGGCCCTGACAGATCTGGAGCAGACGTTCCGCGAGGCGCTGGTGACGATCCTCGACGCCGCGGCGGAGGTGAAAGAGGCCACGGGCCGCGCGACCGGGGTGCAGGTGGTGGAGTTCGGGCAGTGGGCCGAGTCGGATGCTGCCCTGCCCCTCCTGGTCTACGACCTGGTGGGGTTCGACAAGTCGAGCGGGGAGATCAGCCTGGCCCTCTCGGCGGTGGCCAACGGAGGGAACGCCGCGCGGGATGCGCGCCGACTCCTCCGCGCCGGTAGCGCCGCCCTGACCTGCGCCGCCTTCCTGGCCCAGAGCCTGGACGTGGCGCGGTTCGATGGGGCCCGGAACTCCGTGATCCTCGGCGATGAGGACCGGGGGCTGGAGCGACAGGGGACGCCCGACCTGTACCAGGCCGATGAGACGATCGCCATGCAACTGCTGACTGTGCCGGATTGACCCGAACCCGAGGACTGAACGATGCCGCGCTCCATCAACGCCACCGAGATCTTCCGCAAGCTGCGCTTCGTCGACGTGTACGACCAGGTGGCCGGCGGGGGCTCCACCACGACCGCCGAGGCGATCACCGCCGGCATGGACGAGGTGGACATCACCGCGTCCACATCCTTCACCACCGCCGACCCCGTCTTCATCGAGGGCACCGGCGGGCTGGAGCGGACGGCCATCACCGGCACCCTGGCCACCACGCCGTGCCTCCTGAACCGGCCGCTCCTGCTGGCCCAGGACAACGGCGCCACCTTCATCGAGGCGGTGCGCAAGCAGCTCGGCTACATCGAGCAGGCCGGCGCGAACCTCAACTTCGCCAAGCAGCTCGAGGACATCCTGGCCGCGAACGCCGACAACCCCGTGGCGTTCATCGAGGGTGCCTTCACCATGGAGTGCAACTTCAGCCTCCTGAGCCAGTCGCCGCTCAACTGGCAGCTGATGCTGGGCTACGCCGACGCCGAGACCGGGGCCGGCAGCGCTGCCGACCCACACGCGGTCGTGCTCGGCGCCACCGACCAGGCGGCCTCACCGACCCGGATCTTCAGCCTGAGCGCGCTGCTCCAGGGCGGGAAGTTCTTCGAGCTCGACATGGTCGGGGCCCGGATGACGGTCTCGGGCGGGCCGACCTTCGGGCGGAGCGTCTCCAGCATCCCGATCGGGTTCCGGTTCACGCAGGCGATGATCCGCACCTGGGCGGGCTGAGCCGGGACGGATGGGACGCCGTGATGCATGGGGAGTGTCGGCCCTGCGAGATCGTTGCGCGGCTCTTCGCGACGCGGTCCTGCGGGACGACCTCGCCACGGCCCCCGAACTCGACAGCGTCGCGCCTGGCGGGGAGGAGAACCCCTACCCCGCCGGCCGCGGCGCCTGGCTGCACTACTTCGCCCAACTGATCCGCTTCACCGAGCGCCTCACCACCCGGGAGACGCTCGCCGAAAAAGACCTGGAGGCGGCGCGCAAGGAAGCGTACGCCGGCCTCCGCGAGCAGCCCGTCCAGGTGGAGCTGATCCACCCCGACCCCGCCGGCAACGCCCAGTCCCTCGCGGTCTACCCCAAGAGCTTCGACGCCCTCTGCCTGGTCGATGAGATCGACATCGGGATCCGCTTCATCCTGAGCCAGGCGGATCGCCTCGAAGCCTCCGGCAGCGCCGAGCACACCCTCCGCGCCCAGGAGGCGCGACGGGCCGCGAGTGAGCTGCACCAGGTGGTGTGCTGGATCGCCTGCACCAAGGGCCCCAGCGTGCCGTTCGACTCGACGGAGCCCCATCCACCGGCGCCCGGGCCCTACCGCGACCTGGACCCGTTCGACATCCTGCTGATCCTCCAGGCGTTCCACCGCGTGAACCGCACCCGGTTCGAGGCGGTGGGCCGCCTGATGGGCCGCACCCCACAGGCCGACGACGCCGCCGACCCCTCCCGCGCCTCCTGGGAGACGCTCGGCCTGGCCGTCGCCGAGCACCAGCGCTGCCCGATCGAGCACCTCCTCCGGGATCGCTCGCTGGTGGCGTGGGTCTCCCAGTCGGCCCTGACCTGGGATCAGCGGGCCCGGGCCGCCGAAGAAGCCGAACGCCAGAACACCGCCCAGAGTGGATCCGCCCCCGCCTTCGCCGGTATCGGCGGGGAGCGGTAGGCCGTGGCCCGCTCGATCACCGTCGCCCGGCTGTTCTACCAGCTCGAGGCGAACACCAAGGGCCTCGACCGCGAGTTGCAGGGGGCCGAGAAGAGCCTCGGCCGCACCGCCGCCTTCATCAAGGCCAACCCCGTCGTGGCCCTGGCGGCACTCGGCACGGCCATGGTGGCCGTCGCGGCGAAGGCCGTGGCCATGGCCTCAGGGTTTGAGAAGAGCATGGCGGAGGTCTCCACCCTGGTCGATACCACCAGCGTGGACATGCGGAAGCTGGCCGACGGCGTGCTCAACCTCTACCGCAACCTCCCGGTCGAGAACATCGACGATCTCACCAAGGGCCTCTACAACGTCATCTCGGCGGGCGTGCCCGCCGGCGAAGCGATCGAGTTCCTGGACATTGCCGCCCGCGGCGCCGTCGGTGGTGTCACGGATGTGAACACTGCCGTGGGAGGGCTGACCACCGCGGTGAACGCTTTCAAGACCCAGGGGGTCACGGCCACGGAGGCCGCCGACAAGTTCTTCGTGGCGGTGAAGGGCGGAACCACGACCTTCTCGGAGATCTCTGGCTCGATCGGTAACGTGGCAAGCCTGGCGAACTCCCTCGGCGTCTCCCTGGACGACCTGCTCGCGAACATGGTGGCCCTCACCAAGAACGGTATCAACACCAGCACCGCCTTCAACTCCCTCCGCCAGGTGCTCGCGAATGTAGCCAAGCCCACCGCCGAGCTCCGCCGGGAGTACCCCGCGCTGGCGAAGGAGTTCAACCTCGCCGCCCTCAAGGCCAAGGGGCTGACGGGGTTCATGCTCGACCTGGCGCCCGCCCTGAAGGGCAACGACGATGCCGCGGTGAAGATGTTCGGGTCCGTCGAGGCCCTGAATGCGGTCATGGGCCTGACGGCGGACGGTGGGGAGGAGCTCCGGCGCATTCAGGATGAGATGACAAATTCCGCCGGCGCCAGCGCCGCGGCGTTCGACAAGATGGCCAAGACCAACGCGAACCTGAACCAGATCATGAAGAACCAGTTCGCGGCCTCGATGATCGAGCTCGGCGTGTCGATCCTGCCAACCGTGAACTACGCGCTCCAGGCCATGATCGGGTTCTTCGACACCATCTCCGGCGCGGTCCAGCGGATGAAGACGAACGATGCGGCTCGCAGCATCGAGACCATCGCGACCGCCATGGACAAGCTGAGCCCGGAGTCCCGGGCCCGGGAGCTGGAGCGGCTGCGCGTGGCGATGTCCCAGGTGGCCGGGATCACGTCCGGCGCCGCCGCGGGCTTTGGCAACTTCGCGGGGATCGCCCGCCAGCTCGGCACGGAGGCGACCAAGCTCGGCACCCAGGACCTGCAGACGCTCTATCAGGGGTTGAGTGCGGCGGCCACCTCAGGCGAGCTGACCACCAAGCAGATGGATGATGTCCGCCGAGCCCTGAACGGGGTGGCCCGCGAGCTCACCAGCCGCGGTGATGCGATCATCCCCGCCTCGGCGGTGAAGAGCCTGGACGACACCTCCGACGCCGCGAACACCACCACGACCAGCCTCGGCAACACCGGCACGGCCACCGCCGATCTCGCCCAGAAGGCGAAGGCGTCGGCCGACAAGTACGCCGCCGGCATGAAGCGCCTCACCGAGACGCTGGCCCAGGCCACCACGACCATGGTGGACGACACCGAGCTCGCGATCGAGCGCCTGAGCGAGGAGCTCCGCGCCTCCGGGATCGCTGGCGCCGACGCGGCCCGCGGGCTCCGCCCCCTGCAGGACCAGCTCCGGCTGATCAAGCTGAATGAGTCGCTCGAGCTCCCGGAGATCCTGAAGAAGGCCGCGAAGGCGTGGACCCCGCAGGATGTGCAGCGCCTCCGGGACGCCCAGGTGCAGCTCCGCGCCATGCTCCGCGACACCACCCAGCTGGTGCCTGGCACCAAGGCGTGGCAGGACGCCCAGGAGCGGCTCTTCGAGGTGACCCGCCGCCTCAGCGAGGAGAGCGAGTGGAACCTCGGCCTGACAACCGCCACCACGGCGCAGGTCGAGCGGGCCCTCAAGCCCTCCGCGGAGTGGGTCGCCCGCGCGCGCGCGCTGGGGATCCAGCTCGACGAGAACGGCCAGATCATCAGCAGCACCACGGAGCGGTCCGTCGAGCTCGGCAGCAAGATCAAGGACATCGCCCAGGGCGCCATCGGTGTGGCCGAAGGGTTCGGGCTCATCGACTCCAAGGCGGCCTCCGCCCTGCAGCACGTGGTGGGGATCGCCGACAGCCTGCCCAAGGCGTTCAGCGGAGACCCCAGCGCGATCTTCTCGGTCCTCGGCGGCCTCACCGGCATCATCGGCTCCCTCTTCAGCGGCAACTCGGCCGAAGAGCGGGCCCGCAAGGAACTGCTGCGGAAGAACACCGAGGCGCTCCAGGACCTCGAGCGCACCAACGGCCAACTCCTCCGGGTCAGCTCCCCCGGCTTCAAGATCAGCGGCATCCGCGACACCCTGTCGCAGGTCCTCCCGGGGGTGGAGCCGATCGGCACCGCCAAGGGCAACGCCTCCCGGGCCCTCACCGAGAAGATGCTTCGGGAGCTGCTCGGCCCCGCGCTGCTCAAGGCCGGCCTCAGCGTCGGGGACCTCGACAAGCTCGCCGAGAACCTTGGGATCAAGATCCGGACCGACAAGGGGGAGTTCAGCTTCCAGGGACTCACCGACCTCCTGAAGGCCCTGGAGACCGGGCAGTTCACCCGCTTTGCCGACGAGATCAACGAACAGTTCGACCGGATCAAGACCGGCATCGAGCTCGGCGTGATCGATCCCGCCGACGAGTTGGCGGAGATCCTCAAGATCCTCTCCCGCCCCGAGCTCGGCAAAGGCGTGCCCGCGATCGCGCGCGCGTTTTCGGGGATCGACATCGGCACGGCCGAAGGCCGGGAACAGGCCCGCGGCAACCTCCGGGGCCTGTTCAGCGACCTGGAACGCGGCACCCTCGACCCCGCCGACTTCGGCGGCCTCAACGGGGCCGAGTTTCGGGACATCCTGGTGAAGCTCTTCGGGTTCCTGAAGGAGAACGCCAGCGACACCCCGCCGGGCGGCGAGGTGGACGACGAGCTCCCGGAGCCGCCACCCGCGGACGACGAGACCCGCACCCCTCCCGTCGAGCCGCCCACGCCCGATGAGGAGGAAGCGCCGATCGTCGCCGGGGTCTCCGCCGGTGTCGACGACAGCGAGACGTTGGGCCACGTGATTCCCGCCTCCCTGGACAGCCTCCTCGAGACGAACCAGGCGGCCACCCGGTACCTCGGCCTCATCCTGGCGGAGATCGCCCGCGGCGGCCCCCTCGTGCCCCCTTCCCTTCCTGTCGGGTTCGGGAGCTTCACCACCGCCGCGCCCCAGCGCGGGGCCGTCTCGATCACGATCGGGGATGTGCACGTGCACGTCGCGGGTTCCGCGGCCAGCCCCCAGGAGATCGGCCAGACCACCGCCGACTCGATCATGCAGCGCGTGGACCGCCACCTCGCCGACGAGATGCAGCGTTCCCGGATCGTCCGCGGCGACGGAGGGCTCAGCTGATGCCCGTCCCGACGGTCACCCTGAACGGCCTCCCGCTGCACCAGGTGGGCTTCATCGTCGCGGACGTCCCGCAGTTCCTGCAGATGCCGACCCGCGCCCCTGTGACGGCGCTGCTGCCGGGCCGCTTCGGCGGCCTGGTCCTCGACGCCAGCGGCACCCAGCTCCGGGAGATGCTGATCGAGGGCGCCTTCGTCCGCGACACCGTCTCCCTCCGCGAGGCCGCCGAGGACACGCTCAAGGAGCGCCTGCTCGGCCACCTCATCGAGGTCCGGGTCCGCCGCGCCGACGGGCAGGTGCGGGTCACCCATGGCGTCCTGAGTGGCGATGCCTCCCACGGCACCGTCGGCCCCCTCTTCCGCGCCCGCGGCTCGCGCCTGACCCTCCCCCTGGTCTGCCCCGACGCCACCTGGCGCGCGGAGGAGCCGGTGCTCCTCCCCCTCAGCGACACGCCCCAAGCCGTGCCCGCCTGGGGCGCTCCCACCGACGCGATCATCCGGGTCTACGGGCCCGGCACCGACTGCGCCCTGGAGTTCCGCACCGCCGGCGGCCTGGTGACCACCGAGATGGCGCTCGGCTCCCTCGATGCGGACCAGTATCTGGAGATCGACGGCAGCGCGGAGACCCTGCTGGAGGTCACGGCCGGTGTGGTGGCCAACGGCCTCTCCCGCCTGGGCGATGACCCCTTCCCCGAGTTCGGCCTCACCCCGCGCGACGGCGAGGGGCAGACCGTGACCCTCGTCGGTGGCGCCACGGGCGATCTCTGGGCCTGGCCGAGGTGGACATGAGCCGGCTCCCGACCAGGGCGGATACCCGGATCGAGCTGATCTCGCCGGCGCTCTTCAGCTGGGATGCGCGCGACCGCTCGCTCCGCGCCCGCACCGGCCACCTGCTCACCCACACCCGGGCGAGCAACAGCCTGATCACCACTACCGGTGGGGAGACGGTGGAGGTGGTGCACTCCGCACCGGCCTGGTCGCTCTCTGGCGGCGCGATCGGGCTCCGCGTGGATCCGGCGGAGGGCAGCGACCTCCTCCCCGGCAGTGACCCCGTCGCCGATCGGCTCGGCGACAGCCTCACCGGCACGATCTCCCCGCGCCTGCCCGTGGACGGCTCCGGCCTGGTCCGCTTCCACCGCGCCGGGTGGATGGACGAAGCCGGCACCCTCGACGCGGCGGTGCTGCTCGGCGTGGGTGGCACCAACCCCCGCCTTGTGCTCCATGCCCTCGCCGCCTCCCGGACGCTGCGGATCTCGCTGTACGACAGCCTCGCCAACGAGGTCGGGGCCCAGATCGCCCTCCCCGCCGGCAGCGTCCTCGCCGTCGCGTTCCAGTGGCAGGCGCTCGACTCGGCGGGTGCGGTGCGCCTCGATGTCGGCGCCGGATACGGGAGCTGGTCCAGTGCCCTCGGCGGGGCGATCGCCGGCCTCGGTGACGGCGTCCTGAGCCTGGGCGATGCCGCCGATACCGCCGGCAGCCAGGCCGCGACCGCCCTCTGCCAGGTGCACCTCGCCGGCGGCCACCTCACCCGCGACCAACTCCTGGAGGCCGTGTGAGCCCCTCCTCCCCGATCGCCCGGGTGGAGTGGCCCGGGTGGCAGGGCGCCCTGCGGCGGGCCCTCTGGCCGCACCTCGGCAAACTGGTGGTCGCCTGCGCCGCCATGATCGTGGTATCGAGCTGGTCGTTCATGCGCACGATGATCGCCATGCCGCGCCACCAGGTGGAGCTCCGCGCCGACGTGGATTCGGTCCGGGCCCTGGCCACGCGGACCGCAATGGAAGTGACCGAGATCAGCGAGGCGTTCTGGATCCGGGTCGCGATGGACTGCCTGGCCCTCGATCAGTCGGATTCGGTGTTCGTGATGACGCGGCTGCCGTGCGGGAAAGCCTACTTCCGCAGCGGGATCCGGCGATGAGAGCCAAGCGGACGACCCGCCAGGCCCGGACCAACCCGGCGCTGCGCGAGAAGCGGGCCCAGGACACCAAGCGCGCCACGCGGAACGCCCGCCGGCGCGACCAGCGGAGGAAGCCATGATCGCCCTCACCCCCCAGACGGCTGTGCTCAACCTGGCCAACGCCCTGCTGTTCATGCGCGAGATCAACGGCTCCAACCGCTCGGAGCTCATTGACGAGATGATCCGCCGCACGGGCCTCGACCCCACCCAGCGCCTGCCCTGGTGCGCGGCGGCGGTAGCGTGGATCGGCTACGGCGCCCTGCGGAAGCAGTGGCCGCTCAAGAAGGTGGCCGGCTGCGTCTCGCTCTTCGATGACGCGCAGGCGAAGGGCCTGGTGCGCACCACCCCGGCGCCGGGCGCGGTGTTCCTCCAGTGGCGCCGCGACAAGGGGCGCTTCGCGCACACCGGGTTCGTCGTGGGCGAGGCGGCCGGGGTCGGCAGCTGGGAGACGCTGGAGGGGAACACCAACGAAGCGGGCCACCCGGACGGCGTGGGCGCCTTCGCGCGCACCCGACGGTTCGGACCCCAGGACCGCTTCATCCACTGGTGGGAAGAATCCTCATGAGCAACCTCCACTGGTGGCATCCATCGGCACGGCTCTGGAATACCCTCTCCAATCTGGCCTACCCCCTGGTGGGGTGGCTGGCCCAGCAGCATGTCGGGTCGATGGAGGCGGTGGTGGTGGCGCTCGCCCTGACGTATCTGGGTGTCACGTCCGGCGGCTATCACTGGTTCGGGGGCAAGCGCTGGCAGGCGGCGGATTGGTCTGGGATGTACGCGATCTTCGGGGCCCTGGCGCCGTGGCTCCTGATCGCCCCGTTCGCGGATGAGCTCTCGATTCCCCTCTGGGTCTTCATGGCGCTCTGTAGCGTGGCCGCAGCGACCCTGTTGTCTTGGCGCTTCCGACAGGTCGGGACGAACGGGCTTCTGGCGGTCTTGCTCGTGCTGGCACTGGTGCCCGCGTTCGGGAACGGGGACCGGCTGATGGTCGGCGTAGCCCTCGGGTGGTTCCTGGTGGGGATGGGCGTCTGGCAGCTCGACCAGCGGACCGCGCTGCTGGGGTACTGGGGCCACGCCGCGTGGCACGGCGCGACGGCGTTGGCGTTCGGGGCGCTCTTTCTCGCGGGGGTTGCATGATCGGCGCCTTCGTCCGGTTCAATGCGGGCTCAAACCTTTCTCCGAGGTGTCTCATGAGGCTGTCCATTCCGAATCCGCGGCGGGTCATCGCGGCGCTGACGCTCCTGCTCCCGCTCGTCGCGCTCACGGCGGCCGTGCTGGTGGCGCAGGACACGGTGACGGTCGTGGCCGAGCAGAGTGTGCCCGGGAGCCTGGCCGAGCTGCTGACCGCCTACCAGCTCGGGATCGCGACGCTGCTCGGCTCGGCGATCGTCTACCTCCTGGCCAAGCACACGGCGTTTTCGACCAAGAGTGACCGGGTCAAGCGAGGCTCCTACCTGGCTGCGGCACTCCTGGTGACCGTCGCCCTGAAGCTGGCTGGCGGAACGCTCTCGCCCGACCTCGAGAGCTTCGTCGTGACCGGACTCCAGACCCTCGTGTCCACCGTCACCGGTGCCGGCGTGTACGCGATGGGCAAGAGCCAGCCCGGTAACGCCTGATGCTCCCCCGCCCATGGAGGTCCTGATGTTGCTCACGACCGAGCGACGGGTGCGCCCCTCGCTCATCGGCCTGCTCCTGGTCACCATCCTCGCGCTGCTGAGCAGCTGCCTGCCCACCACCCTGGCGGCGCAGCTGCCGATCTGCGCGTCCGGCACCAGCCCGTTTACGCTGACGGGCGGCGTGGGGTACGAGGTTCGCCGGGGCGACGACTCGACCGTGGTGAGCAGCCACACCACCATCCACGTCGCCCTCGGCGTCGCGCTGGTCTGGCAGACGGCGTACCCCGGCATTGCGTTCACCGTCTGGCCGCCCGTGACGGCGCACTGGCGTATCACCTGCGTGGTGGGCGCGCCCATCGTCCTGCCGCCGCTCCCGCCACCGCCACCACCGCCGCCCGTGGACACGACGCCTCCGCCGCCGCCCTTCACGCTGAGCCGGGTGATCACGGAGGCGGATGTGCGGGAGGTCGCGGGCGGGATCCTGTCGGTGATGATCCAGGTGCATCGGCTCTCGGGTGAGGTGGTGGCGGGGATCCCGACCACCTGGACCGTCGAGGTGGGCGGCGGCATGGGCGAGCAGGCGGAGCGGTCGCTGACGCTGATGACCGACGGGGCCGGTCGCGCGCAGACGAGCTGGTCGCTGACCGCGGACGTGGAGAACCGCCTGCGCATCACCGCCGACAGCGCACTCGACCGCCTGGTGCGCTGGCCAGGGACCCCACCTCCGCCACCGCCCGCTACCCCGGTCTACGAGATCCTGTTGTTTACTGACCCGCCGCCGAGTGGCGATGTGCAAACCATCACGATCGCGGTGCAGCGGATCAGTGATGGCCGGCGGGAACTGGATCGCGCGGTACGCTGGCTCAGTGAGTCGGGCAGTGGCATTGGCTCCCCGCCCCTGCCGGATGTGACGCTGACCACCGGGACGGGTGGGCACATCGTCGCCCCCTGGACCACCGTGCCGGGCGTGGTGAATCGGGTGCGCGCGCGGACGGACAGCGCGGCCGAGCTGGTGGTGACTCGGGACCGTCGCGTGACGGAGACACCGCCTCCCGCGACATCGATCGCGGCGGTGGATGGCCTGGTGGTGGCGGTGCGCCTGGTGGCGGATTCGGTCGAGGCCGACATCCGATGGACACCCGCCACGAGCTGGCAGGCGGGCGACAGCGTGCGGATCAGCGGGACTCTTGGGGCCATTGTGGGCACGCTGGTAGACACCGCCCTGGCACCCGATGCGGAATCGATCCTGATCAGGCGGCCGTTCGATTCCGCGGGTGGACAGTTCATCTGTGCCCGCTTTATCCAGAGCGTGGCGGCCGTCCGAACCGCGGGGGCGGGGCGGGCGGTCTACGGCGAGGTGGCCGGGTGGCAGGGGTCGCTCCGTGTGCGTGGTCCTCAGTGGGAGGAGGGCGTGCCGAGTTGCGTCGGCTATGACCTGCCCTCCCCCGGGACCAACGAGTGAGGGCCCCGCGACGGTGGGTGGTGCCGCTCCTGGCGCTCCTGATCTTCCTGGCGGGACTGCTGACGGCGGTGTTCGGCCACGCGGGGCACCGGCATTGACGGACGCCGAGGTCGCGGCGCTCTACCGCGAGTTGGGGTCCCGGCCCGCCGTGGCCCGGGCGCTGGGTCGGCCGGAAAGCTGGGTCCGGCGCGCCCTGGGCCGGGCAGGGCAGCAACCGTTTCCCAAGTGTGACGCGCGGGCCCGGCGATACGACGATCTGAACTGGGCGGCGCTGTACCGGGAACACGGTAGCTACCGCCAGGTGGCCCGGGCCGTTCGGTGTGATCCCGCCACGGCCCTGAACCGACTGATTGCGGCGGGGGTGCACTTGGGCGGCCGAATCCCGCCCCGGTTCGATCCGGCGGCAGCGTCCCGGGTGGCCCGCTTTGCACGGAGCTACGGGATCAAGGACACCGCACAGACGATGGGGTGCAGTGTCCACGCGGTGCGCACGGCGATACGGCGGGTTGACGGTGCGGTCGGGGAACCGAGCCAACGGTTACCCCGTCCCGCGGGTGTGATGTCGCGAAAGACCGTGCTGCGGCGTCTCCGCCGGGCGGAACGGGACGCGCGATGGGCGGAGGAATGACCGACACGGACCGGGCGGTGGCGCGGAGCCTCCGCCGGCTGCGGCAGCGTGGGATCTACACTGGACCGAAGGAGTCGACGAGATGACCGCACCCCTCCTGGCCAACCGCGTCGCGGAGATCTGGACCGGCACCGGCACCGGCACCATCGCGCCCGGGGGCGCCCTGACGGGCGGCTACCGCGCCTGGGAGGACGCCTTCGCCGTGGGGGATGAGGTCCGCTACGTCATCGCGCACCGCAGCGCCCTCGAGTACGAGATCGGGATCGGCACGATCGGCGCCGGCAGCACGCTCAGCCGCGACACCATCGTCGAGAGCAGCAACGCCGACGCGCTGGTGTCCTTCTCCGCCGGCGAGAAGGACGTCTTCTGTGCGCTCGACGCGGTGACACTGATGGGGATCGGGATCCAGCGGCTGGATGTCCAGGTCGTCACCACCCTGCTGGCGATCGGCGACGTCTACGAGGCCGCGGTGACCGACTTCGGCCGCTTCTTCCGGCTGCTCAAGTTCACCGCCCAGGCCGACCGCGGAGCATGGATCCGCCTCTACGGCTCCGCGGCGGACCGGACGGCGGATGTGCGGACCGACCCCACGGTGGCCGTGACGACCGAGGCGGTGCTCGCCGAGGCGGTGCTCTATGACACCGACCTGGTGGCCGAGGCGCCCGCCGGCGTGCACGGCATCGGGGTCTTCCTCGACAACACCGAGTCGCCCCAGCTGGGCCGGCTCTTCGTGCGGATCACCCGGCTGGATGAGACGGGGGGCACGACGCCGCCCACCACCCTCTTCGGGGATGACCTGGCCAACCCGAGCCCCGGCAGCGGGGATGTGGATCTGGACTCCCGCAGTCCTTCCGATCCCGATGATCCGGCGTTCGACTGGGAGTACGAGGGAGTCAGTGACGACTGGCAGGTCTGGTCCTTCGGTGGGGCGTTCAAGAACGGGTCCTCCTCTGTGGCCCGAACCGATATCGACATCCTGGGCGACGACTTTGAGCTCCGGTTCTCGTTGTTCATCCTGGCGGTCCCCACCTCATGCACAGCCGAGGTGCTCTTCAACGTCCCCGACACCGCCCTCGGCTCCTGGAATGGGCGGGACTATCTCGTGGTGCGGGCCAGCGCCCCCGATCTGGGTGTCGCCCTCCTCTACATCGATGGCAGCGGCGTGACAAACACCCTGGCCACCGACACCCTCACGGGCTGGGGTCCGTCGGCGGTCCGCTACTTCCGGCTCCGGCGTCAGGGTGGGACGGTGACCGTCTGGGTGGCCACCCAGTCCGACCGCAGCGACGAGACTGTCCTGTTCGACGCGATCACGGTGCCGGACCTCACCGCCCAGGCGCGCATCGCCCTGGACACGACCGGGTTCATGGGCAGCGGTGGCATGGTGCCGTCCGATGTGTTCTGGCAAGACCTCGCCGACCCCGCCGCCGTCGACACCCTGACTCTCGCCGTCCTCGGCGATCGCCTCGCGGCGTAAGGAGCGATCATGAGCGCCGGATGGAAGTGGCCGCTGGCGGCGGAGGGCGGGGTCGCTGTCCCGGACCCGTCTGCCCTGGCCGACAACAAGTGGCTGAAGACGACGGGCGGGGTGTGGGTGTCCACGGACGCGCCGAGCGGGGGGGGGGACCTCGGCCTTCTGGCCGCCGTTGCGCCCCCGTCCTCGCCAGACGCCGAGGACGAGGAGTTCGCGTCCACCGATGGCCTGACGTGGGTCAACCAGGGCACCTCGACCGTGACCTACGCCGAGAGCTGCATGGTGCTCTCCATTGGCAGCGCCGGTGGGGGGACCGGGCGGTTCAAGTCGCTCTCGGGGTCCGACTGGACCTATCGGGCGCATCTGTGGCAGCTGGCCCCGAACCTCGACATCACGCGCTTCATGAACCTGGCGCTCCGTGAGTCGGCGACCGGAAAGCTCACCACGATTGGCCTAGCCCGTCGGGGGGGACCGCTCACGTCGGTCTCTGTGGCGCACTGGACGGACATTACCACCTTCTCCAGCTACGCCGCGAACATCGACCTGGTGGAGACGTACGCCCATAATCGCCCGATCTTTGTGGAGGTGCGCAAGAGTGGCTCCACGCTGAGCTTCCACTACCGCTGGGGCTGGGGCGGTCCGTTTGTGCAGGTGGCCAGCCATGCCCTCACCACGCATTTCACGACCGCGCCTGATCAGATCGGGTTTAGCATGTTTCAGGTCACCGTGGCGGCGGTCGGGGTGGCGGACTTTCTCCGCAAGATCGCCTAACCCATGCCCGCCCTCGGCCCGGTCGCGGGTCTCCCGATCGCCTCGCTCTGGGGCGCCGCTTCCGCCCCGGTTATTCCGAGCGTCGGCCCCGAGAGCTACGAGCCCGCCTCTCCCGTCCCGCGCGGCTACCCGCACGTGAGCGTCTGGAGCGATCTCGCCTGCCGAGACGGCGTGCCGATCCGCCGGCTGCCGGCGCTGCTCGACTGGTCCGAGCGCCACCGCCTCGAGGGGTTCCTGGTCACCCACCAGTGGAACGGCACGATCCCCACCCAGTGGGAAGGCACCACCGAGCTCCTCGAGGGCCGGGTCCTCCGGGTGGTGCGCCGCCCCGGGGACATCCGCGAGTACATCCTGACCACCCTCGACGATGGGATCAACACCGGCGGGATCACCACGCTCATGGCGGAGGGCGTCGAGTCGCTGCTCGCCACCATGGGGCGGGTGGCCGAGTCGCTGAGCGGGTCCGCGCCCTCGGATGTGTTCACTCGGATCCTCGACGCCGCGGAGTCCTGGCTCCAGCTCGGCGTCATTCAGCCCACCGATCCGCTCGATGTCGCGGACGCGCCGGCAGGTGGCCAGTCGGTCGGGGCCGCGATCCGCCACACCTGCGCGGCCATCCAGCAGCGCACCAGCACCACCTACGAGGTCGCCCTCGTCCGCGGCAGTGAGACCACCTACTTCCTCCAGGTGGCCATCTACCGCGAGTTTGCCCCGGTGGTGGATCTCCCGACCGGGGTCGCCACGCTCAGCCTCACGCGCCGGCGCACCCTCACCACCCGGATGACCCGCGCCTTCGACCCCTCCGCCGGCATGGCGAACAGCTTCTGGACGGTGCTCGATGTGGACGGCAGTGTGGTGGACCTGGGCGGGCTCGATGGCGGCATCGGCCTGGCCATCGAGGGCGGGCAGTGGGTCGGCGCCTTCATCCAGGACACCGATGGCGACGCGCATGAGATCCTCGACGTCGAGGTCCTCACCCCCCAGGTCACGCGGCTCACCCTCGATGGCGTCGGCAGCCTCGCCGAAGGGGACCTGGTCCGCCTGGTGGCGGATGCCGACGGCGGGGCCATCACCGAGGCCCTGCTCCCCTCGGCGGAAGCCGCCCTGCCCCGACCGATCCTCCGGCCGGTCTCGAGCGGGGCGAGCCCTGTCACCAACTTCGTCACCAACCCCGCCTTCCGCGACTGGGTCGGCAACGTCCCGACAGGGTGGACCGTGGTCGCCGGCGGCATGGTGCGCTCGACCACCCCCGGCACCTTCCTGACCGGCGGTGGATCCGTCCTGATGACGGAGGACGTCACCAGCACCCTGCGGTGGGAGGGGAGCGCGTATTTCCCCGAGGGTGGCCCAGCGGTCAAGGTGCAGTACTGGGCTCGGGTGCGGGTCGACCGCTGGGTGAGCGCCCTGGTCGGTGACGACGCCTGGGAGGACGTGCGGCTCAACATGGGGGTCATCGTCATCTTCACCCCCCCCGGCACCTACCAGGTCGTGCAGGGCCCCGAGAATCAGCCTTTCGGCGAGTGGTTCGAGCTGCGCCACGAGCAGATCCTCCCTGCGCCGGGCCCGGGGCAGTCCGGGATCCGGCGGTTCGGCATCAACTTCACGAACTACGCCGAGACGGTGCAGCCGGAGCCGTTCAGCCCGCTGCCCTGGCGGGCCCGGCTGTTCGTCGACGCGGCGATGGTCACGGTGAGCCCGACGCTGCCGGGGTTCTTCATCGGCTCCGGCCCCGCCCGCGCCATCCAGCAGGCCAACCTCGACTTCCTCGCCTTCGGCGGCCCCCAGCAGTCGCTCACCGTGGATCCGATCGACCTGGCCCGCCTCGACCCCGAAGGCGCCGGCTACTACCGCACCCTCCGCCTCGGTGCCCGCACCCGGATCCTCGGCCGCGGGCTCGGCGTCGACCAGGAGCTCCGCGTCCTCGAGCACCTGGAGCCGGGTCGCGGCGCCCGGGCGCAGCTCACCCTGGACACCCGCCCGGCGCTCCTCTCCCGCACCCTGGCCGCGCGGCTCTGATGTGCGTCTGGTACGCCCTGAACCCCAAGGGCCAGAAGCTGGCCGAATGTGAGGCGCCCGGCGTGCGCGAGGCGACGATCGTGTTCCTCACCCAGGGCGTGCCCGACGTGGCGAAGGTGCAGTCGCGGATCGCCTGGGAGATGGACCGCGAAGAGGAGGCGATCCACCGCCGCAACCGGCGGAACAAGTTTCCCGAAGAGGCAGAGGAGAGTGACACGTGAAACCATTCGCCGTCGGCGCGATCGCGCTCGTGATCTGGACCGCGCTGGCCTTCGTCGCGGGCCGGTATACCGTCCCCGACCGCACCCAGGAGGTGAAGGACTGGCGGGACAGCGCCGCGGTGGCCCTCGAGCGGTCCGAGGCCGCCGACAGCGGCCGGGTGGCCGCGGAGGCCCGCACCGGTGCCCTCATCGAGCGGGTCCTGGTGGCGGAGTCGCGGTTCACCCAGGCCACCGCCCGATCCGCCGCCGCCAGTGCGGAAGTCGCGGCGCTCACCCAGGAGCTCGTCGAGGCCGCGACCCTGGCCGATACCGCCCGGGTGCGGGGTGTCATCATCGAGAGGCAGCAGACGCAGATCCTCGACCTCAACGCGAGCCTGGGTGATGCCCAGGAGATCGTGCGGGATCTCCGGATGGACCTGCAGATGGTCCAGGAGGAGCGGGCCGCCGACCAGGCGGAGCTCCGCGAGCTGAGGGCCACGATCGCCCAGGGGCTCGAGGCGACGAAACCGAGCCGGGGGCGATCGCTCGGCGCGCTGGACTGCGTTGTCGGGCCCGGCGTGCATCGAGACGGGCTCGACTGGGCCTCTGCCAGCTGTGGCCTGTCCGTGCGGTCGATCCTCGGCCGGCGTGGGTAGGATCCGGCCTGTTCACTTCCCCCTGAACTGTTCACGCAGCCCTGAACAAAACCGCCCCGGTGATGAGCCGGGGCGGTCTGCGATCAGGGGACCAGTCTGCGGAGGAGGCGTTCGACCCGGGCGCGGAGCGGGCCAAAGACCGCCTCCACGAAGTGGGCCCTCGCCTCTACGAACTCCTCGATCTCCGGGGACAGCGGCCGGCGCTGTCCCCTCATCTCGATCGGGCCGAGCCGGGCGATGCGCTCGGGTGTCGGTGGTGCCGGGTTCGGCTCGCCTAGCTTGTGCATGCATGAATCTACCCGAGTTTGAGCCGACGTTGATCCTCCCCTGCTATCCTGGCGGCTCACTCCCACCAGGAGCCGCCGGTGCCACGCCTTTCCCGACTCACCCTGCAGGACCTCCGCGAGGCCGAAGCCTGGGCTCGCACCCTCTACACCGGTGTCATCCCGCGCACCGGGGGGTGGGGGTCAGGGCTGTCGCACCCAGGGCCCGCAGCCGCTCGTCTCGAAGCCGACGTCCGTCGGGGCGATGGTGACCACGCGCGGCTCGGCGCCGAACTGATTCGCCACGATGTCGGTCAGCTCACCACTAAACCCGCGGAGCCGGGCAGCATAGCACGAGGTTCCTGTCCCCGTCGATGACCAGTTTCCGGGGGTGACCTCGGTCGGAACCATGTACACCCCCTGGGGGAGCGGCGCGGCGGGGTTCGCCCGGACTCCCCCTACCACTCCTATCCAAGGCGCACATCCGCTGGAGCCGAACGCGAGGTCCGTCGGGGCAATCGCGACAAGGCGGGGCCCCGCGCCGATGTCGTTCGCGATGATCTCCGCGAGCGTGCCACCCGTCCCATTGAGCCTCTCCCAGTAGCAGAATCCGTTCTGAGACGTCAGGCTCCGATAGAGCCCGGGCGGCACCTGCGTGCCCACGTAGCGCGTGCCGTTCCCGAAAGTGAACGGGGTCACGGTGATTGCGGCGAAACCGTCTACCCCCTCACTGGTGGCGGTGACGGTGGCCACGCCGATGGCCACCCCAGTGACCAAGCCACTGCCTGAGACTGTCGCCTGCCCCTGGGGCGCAACGCTCCAGGTCACGACGCGGCCGACCAAGGGGGCGCCGAGCGCGTCCCTAGGGGTTGCGGTGAGCTGCCCCGACTGCTGCACGGGGACGCTCAGGTTTGCCGGGCTTACGAGCACCGACGCGACCGGCGCCGGGGGAGGCGGGGGCGGTGGTGGTGGCGGCGGCACCGGCGGTGGAGGCGGTGGAGGCGGTGGTGGCACCGGTGGAGGCGGAGGAGGAGGAGGGGTTGGTGGAGGCGTTGCTGGGGGCGGAGTCGGAGGCGCCGGGCCAGCGGGCTCGGCCGGGCAACCCATGAGCAGCCAGACTGAGAGGAGCATCAGGCGAGCCATCGGCACCCCTCCAAGATTGAGCCCACGTTGACGATCAGGCCGCACCTTCCCCGCCCCCTAGCGGCTGTCAGCCGGCCGCCGTATACTGACTACTTCGGCATCTCTTCGGGAGCGTCAACCCATGGTCCATCTGTATTTCCGGGTGAAGGGGCCGGTCGCCGGCCTCCCAGGCACCACCGCGGGACAAGTCCTCTGCATCTACATCGGCGCCGAAGAGAACGCCGCGATTCGAACGCCCTTTCACATCCCGGAGGGGAAACTGTATGGGCTGATCGGCCATGCACTTGTTGGCGGCACCCTCGACGACATCACTCCGGACCCGAAGCCCCACGCCGTTTCTGAGGCGTTGCGCCAGGCTGTGGGCGCCCCGAACCCAGTTTATCAACGTCGACTCGGTCCAGCTGAACCTGCTCCTCCCCTGACGTTTCGCCGCTGGCGCCGGGCTCGACTGTCTCTGGTGTAAGCCCCCGTACCGCGCGGCCGGCGTCTCTAAGTCCTGCCTGATACCCGACCTCATACTCGCGGACCACCGTTCCCGGCTTCACGTCGGGCGCCTCCATCGGTCCATCCTCGGTCAGGATCCAGTGCGCCGACCACCCGGAGCGCTTCGCCACCCTCGCGATCTCCTGTGACCCTGGCGTCCGCCACTTCTTCGGATCGGATGACATCGCCCTGCTCACGGTCGCTTGTGAGATGCCAAGCCGTTGCGCTGCAACGGCTTGCTTGATCTTGTGCTTCTTCAGATAAGCCTGGATCACCACGGCCCAGCGCCGCCGGATCTCGGCAACCTCAGAGTTGCCTATTGACACGGCTTGCCACGGTGCATAACTTGGCAATGTGAATTGTTGTGTATCACATAACAATATAGGACTTAACGCCATGCCTGACGAGACCGAGGCCCCCACTTCAGCCCCCGAGACGCGGGTGCATGCCGTCCGGTGGGACGTGGCCGAGCTTGAGCGCTTCGAGGCGGCCGCCAAGGCCCTGAGTGAGCGCGAGCACTTCCCCGTGACCGTGACCGACATCATCCGCCGCGGCGCTCGGCGCGAAGCCGACGCGATCCTCCAGGCCGCCTGACATGCCGGTCAAGTTTGCGCCGCCCCGCCGTCGGGTCGACTACTGCCACCGGGATCCAGTAGTTCTGGCATTCGCGGACATGGCGCGGATCCGCCGGCCGGGCGCGGCGCACCAGGTGCTCTGGGGCCCGGCCGGGATCCGTTCCCGGGCGCCGCACGCGATCACCGCCTTCCTCCAGAAAGGTCCTGACCGGCTGGCTCACTGGTACGCGCCGATGCGGGTGGCCATGAGTGGGGTCGGCGCCCTGCCGCTAACCCCATGCCTTGAGCTCGACGTCGCGCTCCTCGATGCCTCGGACGACGTGGCCCGGATCGAGTACCAGCGCACCCGCACCGACAACGCCGCCCGTCGCCTGGTGGCCGCCATCGATCGCACCATCGAGAAGCTGCTGGCGTACCGTCGATCGCTCGTGACCAAGCACCGGCTGGAGGGACAGTGAGCATCCAACACCTGGCGCTTTACCTGGCGGCCATCCTCGCCATGAACTTCCTCGCGCGACGGATTGACAGGATCCTGAGCTGCCAGGAGGGGGCCCTTCGCCAGGGGCAGCGGCGTCTCCTGGCGTCCCAGGCGGTCTTCAACCGCCGGCTCGACAAGCTCCGCGCCCAGGCGGATGCCGAGGAGGAGGAAGACGAGTACGGCTGCCAGGGCGGGCGCCCGGCGCCGCAGCCGATCGGGCTGCAGATCCTGGGCGAGACCGATGCGGCGATCGCTGAGGAGCTGATTCGGCAGACCGGGCCGCACCGTGGGAGTAGGGCATGATGACCCTGCGGTGGGTTGGGGTGGCCCGTGAGCTCGCCCCGGGCGCCGAGATCAGCTTCGGCATCATCCTCGGCCTGATCGGGTTCTGCTTTGCGGTGCTGGCGATCCTCCTGGGGCGGCCCTTCGTCGAAGCCTACCGGCGCTGGCGCTCGATGCCGAGGGCGCGGTGAGTGCGTGGCTGTCGGCCATGGCCTGGCTCCTGGGGATCATGGCGCTCGCCTTCGCGCTGGCCTGGGGGCTGGTCTCGGTCGTGATCCGCTATCTCGAAGACCGGTCGGGGCTCTGGCCGGACGATCCGACCGCTGGGGGGCCCCGGCCGTGACCGAGCGTCTCTGGACGGTGCCCGTCGGCACGACGGCCGAACGCTGTCGCGGCACGGGCTGCGACGCGGTGCTGTATTTCGTCAAGACGAAGAACTCCCGCATGCCCATCGACTGCAATGGTCCGGAGGGTGTCTCGCCGACCGCGGCCAGCCCCGGGCAGGGAATTCCCCATTTCGCTGTGTGTCCCGACGCCGATCGGTTCCGCTCCAAGCGGGGGGCCGCGTGACCGCCACCGCTCCCCTCACCAACGGCGGGGTCCGCCACCAGCTCGCGACACAGATGCAGGATGGCATCCGCCACGCCGAGGCACGGATCCGGACCTGTACGGAGGAGATCGGCAAGATGCAGCTGTTGAAGGCCCAACTGGCGACGTCGCTGGTGGCGCTGGGCATTACCTACGAGGCGGCGCCGGAGCCAGAGCCGGCGCCTGGGACCATCACCGTCCACGATCCGAGGGACTGACCATGACCACGGCGACCCTGCTCTCTGCGGATCACCGGAACAAGCTGAAGGCGCTCCGGGCTGCGGCGGATGATCCCACGGACCCGATCTTCGAGGCCGCCGTGGCGGTGCTGCAGCGGTTCGAGGAGCTGAAGGAGCGGGGATACGACGAGGAGATCGCGCTCGACAAGGCCTACCGCGAATGCAACCAGACGGTCGGCGACACGGGGGGCGCGTGAGCGCGGTGACCGCGCCGGTTGCGGGGCCGCTCCTGGCCGGCGTGCAGCCTCGGCCGGCCTGGCGGATCCGCGCCTTCGTGCCGCGCGCGCGCGGCCGGCCAGGCGGGAGCGGGGCGGCGGTCGCGACCGCCTGCATTCGGATCCCGGAGGGGCTGGCCTCGACGCCGGAGGGCGCGATCGCCTTCGCCCGTCAGTCGAAGCGGTTCCGGGAGGCGATCGCCATGTTGCCGCTGAACTGTTGGCGGGCGTTTCCCGTGACGGAGCCCGCGCCGCTGGTGTTCTGAGGAGCAGACCGTGTAGGAAGCCCCTCCCCCAGGGGCGATGAGGTTCACCAGTAGCTCAGTCGGTAGAGCGGCCCGTGCCAGGTAGGACAAGCAGCAAGTGGCGCGCGGAGGGTCCCGGGTTCGATGCCCGGCTGGTGCGTGGGTGTGTCGGGCGAGGATGTAGGCCGTTTGATCAAGCGAAGCGGAGCGGCGAGGGTTCAGCAGGAAGGTTCACCAGTGGCGCGATTGGTAGCGCACCCGCAGCCAAGGCCGCGAGGCCGAGATGCAAGGATGTGCGGGGGGTTCCAGGTTCGAGTCCTGGCTGGTGCGTGATCGAAACAACGGTGGCGTCGCGGAGTGCTGCTCCTCGTCAGCTTGGTCGCCGGCGGCTGGTGTCTCCTGCCGGGCGGCGCTGCCCTCACCCTCGGGAGTACTCAGCACCCATGGCCCAGACCGCCTCCACCCTCCACCACGAGGAGCGTCTCTGCACCGTCGACGCCCGACGGGCGGCCATGGCCTGGCTGAACGCGTTCCTGGCGAGCGGGCAGGACAAGCAGCGCACGACGCTGTTCCGCACCCTGTCCCTCGAGTTCCACCCCGAAGGGATCCAGTTCGTGGCCACCAGCGGGATCGCGCTGTTCAGGACCTGGGTGCCGCGGATCGAGCTCCCGGGTCCGGTGGCGTGGCCGGCCAACACGGAGACGCCGCGGCGGGTGGTGACGGTGATGGACGTGGAGAAGTTCGGGTTGTCGTTCATGAAGACCCTGCACCAGCTCACCGCCGGCGAGGATCGCCAGGGGGAGCAGATGGCGATCAGCATCGCCCCGATGGATGAGGGGGCGACGCTCTCCCTGGGCGCCGAGTTCACGAAGGAGCGGGTGGTCATGCGGACCTGTGGCCAGCGCCTCGATCTCCCGGTGATGGATGGCGAGTACCCCAACTGGCGCCGGCTGCAACTGGGCATCGATGCGCGGGAACGGGTCGAGGGGATGATCCTCGCGCCGGCGCTCATGGGGGCCGTGGGCAAGCTGCTCGGCGTCTCGGCCGTGCGCCTGGTCTTCCACGGCAAGGAGAAGCAGGTCGGCTTCGAGGCCGCGGAATCGCCGGGAGGCCTGGCGGTGGTGCGCGGAGTCATGATGCCGATGCGCAAGACCGGCCAGGACAGCGCCGATGCGGCTGGCGAGAAGCCGGCGAAGAAGAAGGACCCGAAGGCAGAGCGCCCCGGGCACCTGAAGTTGACCTGACGAGCCGACGAGACTCCAACCCTGAGAGACCTATGACTTCCGTTGCCGCAACACCGGAACCGATCACGAAGGCGGCGATCGACGCGATCGTCGAACTCAGCCTGTCCGACGAAGCGATTGACCTGCTGAAGTCCGTCCGCACCGGCGCGGACGTCTGGGAACGGTGGGCCGCGAAGGACTGTCGCCACCTGGAGACCCTCGGCCTCGTCCGCATCGTCAAAGCGAGGAGCGCGCCGAAGGACGGGGCCATGCGCCAGCCGTATTTCGGCTGCGTGGCCACCGCGAGAGGTAAGGCGGTCCTGCAGAGAGGACTCAGGTACCGCCGCCTCCGCCGGGAGAAGGCATTCGCGGATGCGAGCCGGGGGGTTGCCCGATGACCGCCGTAGCCCCCCCGCCGGCCCACGAGCCGAGCCGACAGATCGACAGCGGCCAGTACTTCGCGGCGTACCCGCTCGCGGCCATTCGCGAGTCTCCCCTGAACCCTCGAGAGCACTACGATACCACGGCGCTGCAGGAGCTGGCCGCCAACCTGGCGGCGCAGGGACAGCTGATGCCGGGGCTCGCGCGGGTTATCGAGTCCGAGGCGGAGGTCGAGGTCGGCCGGAACTTGTGGCCGGTGGTCGAGCTCGCCGCGGGACACCGGCGCCGGCGGGCGCTGCTCCTGGCCGGCCTCCCGACGATGGCCCTGGTGAGTCGGATCATGACCGATGCCGAGTTTGCCGAAGCGCTGGTGACCGAGAACCCCCAGCACAACGACCTCCACCCCCTGGAACAGGCCCGGGGTTACCGCATGCTGATGGAGCAGGCCGGGTACGATATCGCGCGGGTCGCTTCCCGCATGGGCAAAGACCGGTCCACCATCTACGATCGAGTGAAGCTGCTGCAGCTGGTGCCGGACGCCCAGGCGCTCTTCATGGCCGGCCGCTTCGAGCTCGGGCACGCGGTGCTGCTGGCGCGCCTGAGCCCGAGCGACCAGAAACGGGCCATCACGACCGTCCGGAGCAACGACGGGAAGACCGGGGGGCTGTTCATCCCCGAGGCCTTTGGCCTGTTCGGCGAGGGAAAGGATGAGGCGGCGGGGAAGGATCCGCTCGCGCGCACCCAGGGCATGAAGCCGGTGAGCGTGCGCGAGTTCCAGAAGTGGATCGACAGGAACATCCGGTTCCGCCCCGAGTCGGAGGACCTCCCGAACCTCTTCCCGGCGACCGCCGAGGCCCTCACCGAGGCCGCTGAGGCCGAGCTCAAAGTCGTGAAGATCACCCGGGAGTACCGGGTGCCGGACGAGGCGCGCGACGAGAAGGAGCGCACCTACGGCGAGCAGTCGTGGCGCCGAGCGGATGGCGTGGCAGAACCCTCCCGGTACGGCAGGAAGCCGGCGGCCGGGAAGACGTGCGAGCACGCCGTCATGGGTGTCATTGTCGCCGGGCCCGGCCGCGGTGACGCATTCAAGGTCTGCATCGCCAAGAAGAAGTGCACCGTCCACTGGGCGAAGGAGATCAGAGAGGCCGCCAAGGCGGCGCTGCTGCCAAAGCAGCCGAAGTCCCGGGGCTCGAGCACCTACTCCTCGAAGGCTCAATCGAACCCCGGAGCCGACCTGAGGGCGGCGTGGGAGAAGGAGGAGGTTGCCGCTGCGGCCGAGCGACTCCGGCCCAAGGTCATCGCGACGATCAAGGACATCGCCCTGCCCGACGAGATCGCCTGGAACCTGGCCAACGTGGTTGACAGCAGCGATGGTTTCGGCGGCTGGGCTGCGGTGGGGAAGGAAGCGTCCTGGTATTACGGGGGGCTTCAGTTTGATCTGACGCAGCAGATCCGGCCGCACCTGCCCGGTAAGTGGAATCGGGACAACCGATCCCTTCCCGCGGACGCCGACGCGGCCCGGTCAGCGATCGCGCTGGCGGTCTGCCTAGCACGGGACTTCGGCGACAGGGAGGAGCGGGCGCTGGGCGAACGGGTCCAGGCGCGCTGGAAGGCGCATCTCGCCGGGCTGGAGAAGGAGACCGCGAAGAAGCCCAAGGCCGCCGCCAAGTCCAAGGCGGCGGATTCATCCAAGGCGCGGAAGAAATCCAAGGGCGCCAAGAGAACTAAGCCCACGAAGAAACTCGCCGGCGACGTGCGGCGGGCCAAGGCTGTGAAGCGCTGAGCCCGCAGAGCTCTCCCACCCCGTGACCAGGAGCACACCGTGACACTGGACGATTCGGCCGCGATACTCGACATCGGAGAGAAGCACTGCATGCAGCTTCTCCTGGACGGGAAGCTGATCGGCTGGCAGCGCATCAGCCAGCGCCACGCCCGCCACTTCTCGGGGGAGCCCGGCAGGCGACCGGTGCATAAGGAGTTGAAGAAGTGCCCGCGCGAGGTCCGCCGTGCCACGATCGGCGCCGTGATCGTGGACGGCAACTCGGTCCGGGCCCGTCGGCGGCGGTTGGACGCATGACCCGGATCCTGATCAAGACTGTCGAGATCGAGATCGACCCTGGCCAGCCCCTCGGCCAGCTGCTCCGGGAGGCGCTGCATGGCTACCCGGTGGGGGGCACCACCACCATCGACGAGGTCGCTGAGCCGGTTCGCGCCCTGCCGGCGAGCCTCGACCCGAAGACCGCGCGCTGCGAGCGGTGCGGCTGTACCTGGGATGAACCGTGCCCAGAGGGCTGTGCCTGGGATATCGGCGCCTGGCAGCAGGGGCGCGCCCTCTGCACGAGCTGCGTCACCGGGCTTCGGGCGGAGGTCGACCTCGCGAATCTCGGCGGCGTGTCGCTGGAGGTGCTGCAGATCCGCCACCCCTCGACCACCGGCACTGCCTCCGCCGAGCAGCCCACCCCGAAGCCCCGCCGGCAGCCGAAGGTCGCGAAGGAGAAGAAGGGGGCCGCCAAGGCGCGCGCGCCGAAGGCCGTGAAGGCGACGGCGCCGAAGGTGGCGAAAAATCGGGGGGGGGGGGGGGGGGGTAGCCGGAGCGCCCCCTCGGCGGAGATCCAGGAGCGGCTCGGCCGCGGGGAATCACCGACCGTAATCGCCGAGGCGCTGGGCATCACCGCGAGCGCGGTCTACGCCCAGCGGAAGAAGTTGAATGGGACGCCGGCGAAGGGGACCCCCAAGGAGGCCCCCGATCGCCCCACCTACCGCTGCCAGAACTGTGGCCAGCGGGGGTATGATCCGAAACGATGTGACCACTGCCAGGAGAAGCGCTGAGCGATGAGTGAGGGGGCAGGGAAGGGGACGACGGCCCGCTATCTGGCGGACGTGCTGGCGGACTTCGCCGAGCTCGGCCAGTACGCGACCCCGGAGGTGCGGCAGGCGCTCGGCGACCTGATCGCCGAGGTGCGTTGCTGCGGGCCGGAATTCCTGTTCTGGCACGACCTGCCCGGGGCGGTCCTGCTGAGCGGCAAGCCGCCCGGCTACTTCCGGAGCCGGTTCAAGGGCTGGCAGGCCCGGGGGCTCGCGCGGAGCAGCCGGCGGGGCCACCACGAGTTCCTCGAGTGCGTCATCCCGAAGCAGGAGGCGATCGCCGACCTGGTGCGGGACGCCCAGGAGACCGCCGACGCCGACGCGAGGGACCGGAGGGCGGCCGCGGCATGACCCCCAAGCGGACAATCGTCAAGGAGTTCGGGTTGCGGAACCACCGGCGCGTGCTGGTGGTCAAGTACGCCACCGGCACGATCCAGGTGGAGCGCTACGTCGACGCGGGGCGGCCGCGGCGGAAGAACTTCCCCACGCTCGCGGGGGCGGTGGCGTGGGCGCGGGCCTGGTACGACGCCGGCGAGACCCATGGGGCCGACCTCACTCTGCGCCAGCTCTTCGACCGGTTCTTCGGCAGCGTCCCCAGCCAGCGGAAGCACCGGGGCTCCACCATCCTCAACGCCCAAGCGCACCGTCGGCGCCTGGAGCAGGTGCTGGGCCCCGACTTCCGGGTGAACCGCCTCACCCTGGCCCACCTCGACGGGGCCTGGCAGACCCTTCTCGACGCCGGCGTGGCTCCCAACCAGGTGGCGGCCAAGCTCCGCCTCCTGAAGCGGGTGCTCGCCTGGGGGCACAGCCGTGAGCTGGTGACCCACTCGAAGGCCGCGGGGTGGGACGTGCCGGAGGGCAAGGCGCTGGTGATCGCGGAGTACTCGGCGGAGGAGGCAGGGAAGATCCTGGCGCAGTGGGACTACCAGCAGGACGGCTGGCAGTGGCGGCCCTGGGCGGTGGCGATGATCGCCTCCAGTCACGGCTTCCGGTTGAACGCGATCCTGCATCTGCGCTGGGAGGATGTCGACCTGGCGGCGGGCACGATCCGCCTGCGGGCGGAGACGGACAAGACGAAGCGCGACTGGGACCGGCCCCTCACCTGGGAGGCCCTGAGCGCGCTGCGGACGGCACGCTACCATGCGGACCGGCTGGACAAGGAGTCGCCCTGGGTCTTCTACGGCAAGGGCGATCGACCCTACACGCGCTCGGCGGCCCTGGCGGCGCTGGTGAAGGCGGAGGCCAAGGCCGAGGTGCCCCACCTCCGGTATCGCGGGTTCCATGGGTTCCGGCGTGGGGTGGTGAACGATGTCCGCCAGCGGACGGGGGATGCGGCGCTGGCGCTGCTGTGGGTCGGAGATCGGGACATTCGGCAGGCGAAGAGCTACGTGCGGGAGCGTCCGGCGGAGATGGCGGCGATCGCCGACCATACCGGGATCGTACCACCAACAAAAACCCCGCGTGGCGGGGTCCGGGGAGGTCAGGATTGA